AAAGCTGAAGCAATGCAAGGATACAATGATGACCTTGCAATGAGTTTGGCGATAGGATTATGGGTAAGAGATACTGCACTTAGATTAAATGCAGAAGGTATTGCCTTACAGAAAACAGTCTTAGATAAAATGTTAGATTATCAACCAGTTTACACTCCAGATGATAATAGTAATGATGAATGGGTAATGGAAACTGGAAATACAAAAGAAGATCTAACTTGGTTAATAAAATAATAAGAGGATAAAATGGCACAAACAAATTTAAGATCAAGATTAAGACGACTTTTTTCCACAAATGTAATTGTAAGACATGCAGGTGGAAGAAAGTTAAAGATTGCTGATACCGATAAGGTTCAGAGTGCACAGAGAAATAGTCTTGTAGATAGATGGTCAAGGCTCCATACTAATTTAGCAACAGGTGGATATGGTCATTCACAGGCAATTAGTTTTCAGGCACAACGATTAGGATTATTTAGAGACTATGAAGAAATGGATAATGATGCAATAATTTCGAGTGCATTAGATATTTATTCAGATGAATCTACAATGAAAAATGAATATGGTAAGATTTTAGAGATTAATTCAGATAATGAAAATATTCATGATATTTTACATAATCTTTTTTATGATATATTGAATATAGAATTCAATTTATGGCCATGGGTTCGTAACCTATGTAAATATGGAGATTTCTATCTTTATTTAGACATTAAAGAAAAGTATGGTATTACAAATGTAGTTCCACTTTCAGCATATGATGTTACTCGTGTTGAAGGAGAAGATCCAGAGAATCCATATTTAACAACATTTATAGTTGAGGAAGGTGATTCGCGACATAGTTCTACAATGTCTGGAAATAAAGAATTAGAAAATTATGAAATAGCGCATTTCAGATTACTTTCAGATGCAAATTTCTTACCTTATGGAAAAGGTATGATTGAGGGAGCTCGTAAGATTTGGAAACAATTATCTCTTATGGAAGATGCTATGTTAATTCACAGAATTATGAGAGCACCCGAAAAGAGAGTTTTCAAAATTGATATTGGAAATATTCCACCTGCAGAAGTCGAAAACTTTATGCAAAAGATAATCAATAAGATGAAAAAGGCACCCGTAATGGATCAAAGTACAGGTGATTATAATTTAAAATATAATATACAAAATCTTACTGAGGATTTTTTCTTACCAGTTCGTGGTGGAGATAGTGGAACTTCAATAGATAATCTTCCTGGATTGACTTATGAGGCAGTTGAAGATATTGAATATTTAAGAAACAAGTTAATGGCAGCATTAAAAGTACCAAAGGCTTTCTTGGGATATGATGAGGCAGTTGGTAGTAAGGCTACATTAGCAGCAGAGGATGTTAGATTTGCAAGAACTATTGAAAGAATTCAACGAATTGTTACGAGTGAATTAACAAAGATTGCAATAGTTCATTTATACGCACAAGGATACACAGACGATGAACTTGTTAATTTTGAATTGGCATTAAAGAATCCATCTACAATATATGAAGAAGAAAGAATTGAATTGTGGAATAATAAACAAAGTTTAGCACAATCTATGATGGACGCAAAGATAACAGATTCGGAATGGGTTTATGATAATGTATTTAAATTTACAGAAGATGAAAAGAAAGAGATGAGACTCGGTATTATCAAAGACCAAAAACGAAAGTTTAGATGGTCACAAATTGAAAATGAAGGTAATGATCCCGTTCAAAGTGAAGAGGCCGTTGGAACACAAGGAGCAATGGCAGATGCTGGTGGTGGAGAAGGTGGAGCACCTGGTTTCGGAGGACCTCCTGGAATGGGAAGAACAAGTCGAGAATTAGAAATGGATATGCCAGATGATGGCTGGCCAGGAAGTGGTCGTCCAAAAGAAGGACCTAAGCATGGAAAAGACTCAAGTATAAGGGGTCGTGATCCACTTGGAGCACACGATAAACGAAAAGGTGGTAGTGGAAGTCCTAAATATGGAATTGCACTGGCACATTATGATGCATTGAAGAAAAGTTTAGGAAAAGTAAGTCGTGAAGAGAAGAAAATCTTGGTTGAAACGGCAGATGTAGAAGAAGAATATAAAAATGAAGTATCTTCGTCTTTAAGTAATACTTAAACGATGAATTATTAGAAGTTTTTATATTTATAGTTGATGAAATATACTTATTTAGGAGCATAAATTATGGCCCAACGTGTAAAACACTCAAAGATAAAGAATACGGGAATTCTTTTTGAATTATTATCTCGTCAAATTACTGTTGATGTGATGAATAGTAATGAAAAGAGTAAATCAGTTGAGATGTTAAAGAAATTTTTTAATGAAAACACAGAACTCGGTAAAGAAAATCAACTTTATCAAGCATTGTTAAAGGAAAATTATAATTCGTCTCATAAGGCAGAAAAGTTAGTCGAGGCTGTAATAACGGCCAGGGAAAAGTTACAGAATAAAAAACTTCGTGTTGAAAAATATAATCTAATTAAAGAGATTAAAGAAAATTATAAAGTTGAAGATTTTTTTAGAGCAAGAATTCCTAATTATAAAGTTTACGCTTCAATTTACAAGAAATTTTTATCAGAAACTACTCCTATATTTGATCCAGTAGATGAAGTAGATAGTACTTTTTCTATTGTAGAGCATATTACTCGTAATAAAATCAAACCACGAGATACAGACAGTCCAATGATTACGGAATTTAAGAAAGAGGATAAAGATTTAAGATTGCTTTCTTATCAGTTAATGGTGGATAATTTTAATGGTAAGTATAAGAGTCTTAATTCTATGCAACGAAATCTGTTGAAAGAATACGTTAATAATATTTCTAATACCAATTCATTAAGAGAATTTATAAATAATGAAGTAGTAAAAATAAAACAAATTCTTAATAAGATTGTACCACGAGTTACAGATAATATTACAAAAATTAAATTAACCGAGGCAATTAAACAAACAGCTAATTTGTCAAAGGGTAAAATTGTTAGAGATAAACAGGTTGTGGCATTAATGAGATACTATGAACTTATCAAGGAATTGCATAATGTCACGGGTTAGAGAAAATTTAATTCGTAAACTTGTTAGAGAGTTAATCAAACAAGAAATTGACGAAGCAAATTCTACTACAAGTGTAGGTGGTCAATATAATACACCACATGCATTTGGCGGTAGTAACAAAAAGGGTAAGAAAAAAGGAAAGGCCGGGTATACTGGTGGACATGAAGATCCAACCATTGGAACAGATAATTTCGAACCAACGAATCCTAAATTAAGAAAAGAGGGAAAGTACCACGATTATAGAAATGATGAGTCAATGACTCCTAAACAAAAAATTGGAATGGCAATGAGAGAGACTCGTGATAGTCTTAATGAATTAGAGAAACTGGTTCAGTATAATGTTAGATTAAAAACAGAGTTAAATGTTGACTCACGGTCATATTGGAAGAATACACATAAAGCTTTAAGTAAAATAAGTGAGAGATTAGTTAATTTAGCTAATAAGGTTGGTCAATTACATTAAGTCATGCCTTTCGAACAAAACAGAAAGTCTTATATGGACTCTTTGTTTAGTATTTCGACTTTATTAAAACGGTGGCACACAGAAATACAAAACAAAGATGTTGATAAGAACTATATGATTAAAAGATTAACATTGTGGATTAAAAAACTTGAAGAATTGAGACACAATATAATGATGAGGAAAAGTTAGTGATAAAACTAAAAGACTTATTGATAGAGGCCAGACTTTCAGACGAAATGAGAGAATTGAAACTTTATATTGACAATGATGCTAATATATATCGTCAAAGATACATGCCGATATTGAAGAATTTATCAAAAAAGAAGAAAAACGGAAAATATCGTAAGGGATTGGCTTCAAAGGCTTTTTTGTATTTGATTGATGATGGTGCAAAACGATATGTTAGGTCGTATGGTGGGAATCACTTAGATGTTTTCCCAAAAACACAAAGAAAATCGTTAGCAAAAGATTATGTTGAAGAATTTGAAGATACATTTAAGAATCAAGAATTTGATTTTATGATAATGGAGAAATAGAATGTTAAATTTAAGAAAATTAATTAAAGAGCATACTTGGGACAGAGAATTTGGTGATTCACTTCCTACATTTGAAGATGTAATGGAAAAACACCAAGAGAATAAATTTAAAGAAGATTTAGATTCTGTTGATAAAGAAGATGATGATGTGGATAACGATGGTGATTCAGATGCAAGTGATGATTATCTAAAGAATCGTAGAGATGCAATTTCTAAAGCTATTGAAAAGGAATCAGTAAAAGAATTAAACCAAGAAACTCTTACAATAGATGGTAAACAGTTTCGTAGAATTAGTGAAGGTGTGGAAAAACAATCAAAACCAAAATATGCATTTTCAGAGTTCTACCGAAGATTCAAGAAACAGGAGTAAAAAATGTCAAAGCAATTAATAGTAGATTATTTACCTTTTGAAATTACAACAGAACAGATAACCGAATCCATTAAACAAAATCATGGTCGTTTAGTAGTTCATGGAGTATTACAACGGTCAGATGCCAGAAATCAAAATGGTAGAGTATATCCACATGAAATTTTGACACGAGAATCTAATAAATACTCAGAAAATTTTATACAACAAAAACG